AGAAAAGCCAGGGTGAGGGTCTGAGTTTCCGTGGAGCCATAGAGAAACACAGAGGCAGCCAGTCTGAGGAGGGTGAGGCATAATGACTGGTGCCACACTGGTCTCTAAGAGTGATACTGTAAATGAGAGTAGGGTCTATAAGGGCAGTTTCCGTGATTTGCCTGATGAGACCATTTACTCTGACCTATTCGGTCTGGCTACAGGTACGCCTTTCGACGAAAGGGCAGTACTGGAGAAAGAGCTACAGCCTATCTATGAAGCCATACAGGAAAGGACAGAGGATGGTGAGACTTTCCGTGAGGCATCTACAGAGGTAGGTAAGGCATATCTCGGTACCAGTGACATCAGCCTGCCTATCTTTCCCCGTGAGGAGTTTATCAACCTGGCTGTAAGACGGACCCCTTTCGTGGAGGCTATGCCTCAGATAACCACAGAGACCAAAACTGTGGAGCAGGACAGTGTGACAGACACAGGGCAGCCTGAGATAGGTGGAGAGGTAGGTATACCCAGTGATGCTGCTGAGGAGACCATAGAGACTCAGCAGTTAGAGGTATCATACTGGAGGGTTAAGGGGTCTGTCAGTGGTCCTGTGGGGTTAGCTGCTCAGACTCTACGAAACAGTTTCTCAGTGGACCAGGATTACAAGACCATAGCCATGAAAAACTTCACGGAAAACCTGGCTCTAAACGGTGACCCCACCACCAATACCACTGATGGGTCTGTCACCGATGAGAGAGGGTTTACTGGTCTGAGGTTTAGACTGGATGGTACCAGTAATGATGTTACCCCCCAGGCAGGCACAGGCACCAGCATCATACCTGAGGAGATCCGCAGGCTCCAGAGACTGGCTGGTGAGGATGGTGGAGACATGGGTAGCCTCATGGGTATCACAGACCTGAAAACCCTCACGGACCTGAAAAACCAGGCTGATGACCATGACCCACTGGAGATAAGGACAGTAGATGGAGAGAGGACCATAGACCTGGGTGCCAGAGGCATCAGGCTGGATGGTATGCCTATAGTGGTCAGTGACTTCATGCCTAACTCTGATAACAGTAGAGAGTTTATAGTCACCGACATGAGGTTTAGCAGGATGCACAACCTCTCTGACCTGGTAATGGAAAGCCTCGGTAAGACCAGAGACTCGGACGATTACTTCATGAAACAGTATGGGGTCTACGAATTAGCTGCTGGTGCTGAGGATTACAGTGCCAGACTGAGCAGCCTGGCATAACCGAGGTGTAACAGATGACCGAAGATTACAGAGGCAGAGGTGCCTCACAGATAGAGGGTAGACAGGAGAGTGGTACAGCCACCATAGATGACCCCAGCAGCAGCCAGACTGTCACGGTCACCTTTGAGGAGCCATTTGCAGACACACCTGATGTGGTGGGTCTGGCAGCATCAGACAGTAATGCTGTAAATTACAGTAATGTCTCTAAGGACAGTTTCGACATTACTACAGCAGGCACAGGAGGCTCAACAGTAGATGTGGGGTGGATAGTGACAGGACCTGGTAGACCAGGAGAGACCTGAGGTGATGAGGTGGTCACCATGGGTGATATAGCTGGGTTTTTGCCTCCTGAGGAGCCTCACAGGATACCTTATGAGTATCTGGAGGACCAGGGTGCCCATAGCACCAGGCAGATGGTAGTACCAGGTCCTGAGGCAGTCATCCTAACAGGTAGGTCTGATGCTAAGAGGATACTGGGGGATGTGCTGGGTCTGGAGAGACTGCCCACAGAGGTAGCTGAGGAGGCTCTGGAGGAGTACCAGGCAGAGGATGGTGATGTGGAGGGTGTGATAGAGCAGTGGCTACAGGACCGTGAGGAGGAGCCAGAGGATGCTGCTGAGGGTCAGGCTATACCTGAGGACCTGGAGGCTCTGGAGTACAGTGAGCTACAGGACCTGGCTCAGGAGCATGACATAGCAGCTAACCAGAGCACCGAGGATCTGGTAGAGGCACTGGAGGGTGAGACAGGTGGCTGAGGTAGAGGAGACTCTGACCATAGCCTCAGGAGGTACCCAGACCAGCACCTTAGCAGACTGCCAGGGCGATAGGCAGGCATGACAGAGCCATACAGTAGTAAAAAGAGGGTAAAACAGCAGACTCAGGTGGAGGGTGATAACCTAAACCTGACCAGCAGTGAGTTTGATGACCTGATTACCACCCTCCTCAAGCAGAGTAGAGACAAGATAGATAGTTACTGCAGGAGAGATTTTAACCTCCACACCGAGGAGACCATACTGCTGGATGGAGGAGACCAGCAGAGCATAAACCTACCCTCACCTGTCCACACAGTCAGCGAGGTAAAAGAGGATGGTAACCTGGTAGACTCAAGTGATTATGAGTGGACGCCATACGGTACCCTCACCAAAACAGCAGAGGAGAGTGTTAGCAGGCAGTACCACTATAGTGCCACAGACCCAGTGGGCACCAGTCTCACAAAAAAAGCCTGGTCAGAGGGTACAAACAACATAGAGGTAACACTGACTTATGGATACTATCAGGCTCCAGAGGACCCAGCAGACACATATCCAGATGAGAGGTGGATAATCCCAGAGGATGTGCTGGGTGCTGAGGTAAAGATGGTGGATGATGCTCTGCAGGGTCTCCTCTCCAGGAGAGAAAACACCACCCTCCAGATAGATGACTTTACAGTGGAGACTAACCTGCCTCAGGTGACTCTCACACAGGACCAGAGAGATATGCTAGAGGAGCACCGAGTTAAGGGTCTGGGTAACATGCCCTGGAGCCAGAGGAGGCAGTAATGGCTGAGTCTCATTACGGTGAGACCTGTGAGGGGTGTGGTGGACCCCTGAGGGGTCAGATAGTTAAGTATGGTAGTGAGAAATACCACCCTGGGTGTGTACCCAGAGAAAGTAGCCAGGAGGAGTAGAGTCTATGAGCCTCAGCATAGAGCTAAATTTTGAGGATCCTACAGAGTTTGAGGAGGAGGTAGGTGAGGTAGTGGATAACTGGAGCAGTCACCGTGAGGCTATGATGGTGGCTGCTGGTGAGAAAATAGTGGGTAATCTAAAAAGTGAGGCACCAACAAACACAGGCAGGTTAGGTGATACCATCAGGCAGGTGGGATCTGGTACAGAGAGGAGGATTTTAGCAGGTGGTAAACAGGGTGTGGATTATACCCTGCCACTCATAGAGGGTAGTAGACCACACCCACCTGGCTCCTCTGACCCCTCTCAAAATAGAGCACTAAGCAGGTGGGCACGTAGGAATAACTACCCTGGTGGGTTTGAGAGTATATACTGGAGCATTTTCTGGTATGGTACAGAACCTAACGATTTTGTCACACCTGCCTTATCTGATGCTGAGGAGGGGGTACAGGGTGTGATGACACAGGTTTTACGTAACCGAGGGGTGTTAGACTAACCCATGACTGTAGCTGTAGACTGGAGCCAGTGGCACCTAGAGACACTAAACGCACTGGAGGATGCTGTAATTAACTCCTCGGTCTCCTGGGGAACTAAGCCAGGTGGTGAGGCATGGGTGGTGGTGGGTGACAGTACACCCTCTGGCATCACCTACCCAGCAGCCTTCATACCAGAGTTTACCAGTGACAGAGACCCTGGTGAGTCAGATAAGGGCACTGAGCTAAGAGAGATTAGTGCCACAGTCTGGGTGATAGTAGAGAATGATGTAAAGCAGCAGGAGGCTAACCTGAGAGATGCTGTAGAGACAGGTGGAGAGGTGTTAAACGGTCTCTATGATGACAGGACCCTCTCAGACACATGTGATAACCTGGATGGTGACAGTATGGAGGCAGGTGCTGCTGTAGTAGATGGGGAAAATGTGGCAGTAGTGGATCTGAGCCTAACCATCACTAAACAGGCTACTATATATGAGCAGAATCTGAGAGATACCGCATAGCAACCTAACTATTATAACCTCAGCACCGTTATAGCCAGTCAGAGGTAACAGAGATGCCACCTTTAGAGCAAAAAATAGTGGGTGACATAATCACAGTAGAGCATGGCACCTACTCCAGCACAGACTCATCATGGACATGGACGCAGGTGGGTAAGACCAAAGGAGCCATAGATGTAGACCCAGGCACCGAGGTAGCAGAGTCGGAGATACATGATACAGATCACATGGATAAGGTACCCACAGGGGTAGCATGGGTGTTTAGTGGTGAGCACCTTTTACTGGCTACCCTCGGTGGTCTGGAAACTTTGGGTTTATACGACAGTACAGCAGGCACCCTACAGGGGTATGCTGATTACGGCAGGGTAGATGAGGCTAACCCAGCAGATGGAGATGAGGCAGTCAGAGTGACTGCTTACGACAGTCAGACAGACTTAGAAAATGATGACCCACTACTGAGTTATGAGCTTTATAACGTGGTAATCATCTACTCCAGCCAGAGCATCAGTAAGTCTGACTTTTCTGCTGGAGAGTTTGAGATCCACGTAAGAGATGACCCAGTGGTGGCAGCACCCTCTGGCTCCTGAGGCACTAACTAAATGAGCACCACAGATACCACCGAGGATGAGGAGAGGATAGAGCAGGCTAAAAAGACTGAGCAGGCATGGAAAGACCTAACCGAGGAGGAGAGGCTGGAGATACTGGAGGATGCTGAGGAGGAGGTAAAGGTACCTGGCACAGCAGGCTCAGAGTCAGTCAGTGACCAGGAGGCTCTGGATGCTGTAGACCTGATAAACCAGAAAATGGAGCAGGCAGGCTGGTCCTGTACTGTCCTGGATGAAATAGAGATAGACATGAGGATACCATCAGAGGAGGATCTGGATACCCTCAGTGAGGTGGGCACACTATTCAACAAGATAAACCAGGAGGATGAGGTGGATGATGTGCCTGAGGAGGTGATAGATGAGGCTGAGGAGATGGACAAGAAAATAAATATCCTCCTCGGTGGAGACCCAGATGATCCAGAGGATGACGGTCTTGTGGCAGAGGACCGTATGGGTTACGCATATTTTGAGGATGGTAGTAACTACCCAGCAGAGATGAGGACACAGTTAGTCTATGCTCTAATCACCAGGTATCAGGACAGGGTGAGTCATATCATGTCCTTTCGCTCAGAGTCAGGAGGGTCATAACTGGGTCAGACTGCTCAGGTACTGGAACCTCACCCCAGGAGAATGGTATGACCTGGGGCACTTTGAGAGGAGATTTATGGTGGAGCACTGGATGAGCCTGCAGAAAGACCAGAGACAGTCTAATAACCCTGGGGCATTTAATCAGGGTATGGATGAGGGTGACATACCAGCATCACTCAGGAGGCACATCTAAATGGCATCTGGTGAGGTACTGGCTGAGTTAGTCTTAGAGGGTGCTGATAGTTTTCAGGGTGAGATGAAGGATACCGAGGAGCAGATAGAGAAAACTGGTGAGGGTGCCAGTAATGCCTCTGAGGGGTTTGATGAGGCAGAGCAGGGACTTTTAGATATAGATGAGGCAGGTGCTGCTGCTGGTGCTGCTATGGCTGGTGTGGGTGCTGGTATGCAGACTGCTCTGGATAACAGCAGAGATACCAGAGCCACCTTAAACCGTACAGCAGTCACCCTGGGCACTACCAAAGAGGAGACAAATGCTTTAGCCAGAGAGTTATCCAGTGCTACAGCACCCATCTCTGAGGTGAGCACTACCATGGATCTACTGGCTCAGCAGGGTATAGAGAGTGAGGATAAGATGAGGAACCTCACAAATACCATCAACCAAGTCAGTAGTGCCACAGGTCTGGCTGCTGATGAGCTAACCCGTAACATGGGTGCTGCTCTAAGAGCCATGGGTGGGGATATGTCTGATGCCTCAGAAAAGGCTGATACCTTTACTTTTGTCGCAAATAGGACCAGCCTGAGCATGGATAGGTTTGCAGATGCTCTACGTGAGTCTGGTCCTGAGCTACAGGAGATGGGTCTGAGCATAGAGGATAGTGCTGCTTTACTGGCAGCCATGCAGGAGGAGGGTATACAGGGTGAGGAGGCTATGACCAGGCTCAGACAGGCTATAGATGACGGTGCTGAGAGCCAGGAAGAGTTAGCTGATAAACTCGGTGTGTCCACCAGCACTATAGAAAACCAAAGGTCTGAGTTAGAGGCATCAGAGGATGTGACCCAGCAGTATGCCAGTGCAAATGATTCTGCATCAAGTACCATGGACAGGCTCAGGTCAGGATTTAATGATACCATGGTCATGGCTGGTAACATGCTCCAGCCTATAAATGCCCTGGCTCCTGCACTGATAGGTCTGGGTGCTGCTCAGAGCCTGGTAGCCTCTATTAACTTTGGGGCAGTGGTCCCATCATTCACTGCTGTAGCTGCTGCTGCTGCTCCTGTGGTGGTGCCCCTCTTAGCTATAGTGGCAGCAGCCACTGCCCTGGCTCTGGCATGGGAAAATAACTGGCTGGGCATCAGAGATAAAACAAATGCTGCTATAGACTTTGTGGCGCAAAAACTGGGGTGGGGAAAGCAGCAGGTTAAAAATATAATCGGTGGCATACTGGGATTTTTCGGTGACCTTAGAGATAAGCCAGTAGAGACTGCCAAAGAGGGTTTTAATGCAGTAACCACCTTCATAACTACCTGGTCACCTGGTGCTATAGTAGCCAGGAAAGCAGCAGAGATGCTGGAGGGTCTGGATATTACAGATGATGCTAAGCAGGCAGGCAAAGACCTTATTTTTGCTTTTGTAAACGGAATTAAGGCAGTGGGTAACCTGCCAGAGCAAGCAGCAGAGGAGGTAGTGGAGAGAGTCAGAAAAAAGCTACCCAGCAGTGATGCTGAGGAGGGTCCACTGTCTGACCTATCAGAGTCTGGTAGGTCTTTGCCCCAGGTCCTGGCTCAGGGTATGACTGAGGGTGAGGGTGAGGTGAGTAGAGCAGCCTCCAGACTGGCTGGTGCTGCTAACCCAGCCACTGCCCAGGCAGCTACTGCCCCAGGAGGCTCTGGAGGCTCTACAGGGACCACCGAGGAGGTTAGAGAGGTGAGGCTAATGACAGATGACCAGACCTTAGAGGAGGTATTTATGCCCATAGCAGAGGTAGTGGTGGAGAGAAAAGACAAATCCAGGCTACAGGAGCACCGTAGAGATGGAGAGAGGAGATAGAGATGCCTGAAAACGCTAAGTGGCTGTTTGATGGAGGGATAAAAATAGATGGTATGCTGGAGGATACACCAGACTATATCAGGGGTAAAGAGATAACAGTCACATGGCTCTTTAGACCCTCCTCAGCCTCAAAGGGGTATATCAGGAGGTATAACGACGTAAAAGAGTGGATGGATGTAGCTGGTAAGGTGGCACTAAACAATACTAATGCCCATGAGCCTCGTTTTGAGTTCCAAACTACAGGAGATGAGAGGAGAGGGTCACCCCTGGTAAAGGTAGAGCCTCAGTATGGTGCTCAGGACCACACTCAGGCATTTTGGGGTCTCATCCTCGGTATGGAGGACCAGACTGTTAACCCCAGGCAGAGGTGCCTCCTCCAGATGGATCTGGTGATGGTGACCAGGCTCATAGACCACCCCCAACGTGAGCAGGTATTAAGTGAGTTTAGTCCATCTTTTGTCTAACCCATGGCTTATGAGATAGACCTGATAAATAAACAGAATAGGTCTGATATAATCACCCTAGAGGTAGATGACTGGGGTAGTAAGGATATAACCCACACTCATACAGGGGTCTCTACCTGGCAGTTAGATGTGGCTCCTCACCAGCCAGGTCTGGATGACAGGATACTAAATGAGGTTAGGGTCTACTACATGGAGGATGGTACCAGACAGGAGCAGATACTATTCGGTGAGCTACTGGCTACCTCTCACAATATCACCGAGGGTAAGACCACCCTAGAGGGTGAGGGTGTGGCAGTCAGGCTGAAAAGGTCAGTCACTCAGGTAAAGTACCAAAACCAGCCAGTCTGGTGGGCACTGGATAGTTACGTAACAGACTTTCTGCCTAACTGGTCATGGACCGTGATACCACCAAACACCCAGACTGTAAAAGATGGTGCTACAGTGGTATCAGAGACGGACATGGGTGAGTTAGTAAACCCCCCCGAGGAGCACCCTGTCCACATAGATGGGGGTAACCTGAGATTTTACCAGAGTGCATTCACCCAGGAGGCTGAGGCATTTGATAGTGCATCTGGAGCAGCAGCACCCTGGGGTGCCTCTGACTTTTCAAATGTAGATAATACGTTTTCCTCAGATTCTAACTCATCTGGTGAGATAATAGCACTGGGTGGCACCGAAAACGCAGAGTGGACCTTTACGACAGAGTACAGGATACCTGCAGAGGCATTTGAGCTAAAGGTCAGGGACAGGTTTAGAGAGGATGACAGTCTGAGTCTGGAGTTTGAGGGTAGGATAGAGTGGCAGATAGACATAGGTGACACAGGCACCTTTGAGACTATAGACGTGTTTGATACTGCTGGTGGTGACTCAGTATATAAAGACCTGTCATGGAGGACCAAAACCAGTGAGGGTGACCTGACCATACCTCAGGGCACCCACAGGCTCAGGGTAGAGGTGGTGAGAAACGACGAAAGTACCGCAAACACGTATTTAGTAGACCTGATATGCCCACATGATGCCAGGTTTAGTTATGATTTTGTAGAGGAGGAGTTAGATACCCTACAGGGACCACAGCACTACCCACAGGGGTGGAGGACCGAGGTGGCAGATGTAGATGAGGGTAGTAACATCACCCAGGCATCTGTCTCCTCGGTGTGGCTGGATGGTGCTACAGGAGCAGGACAGGCATGGCATGCCAGGAATAACCAGGGTCTGAGCTACCAGGAACGTGAGAATACTGCCTCAGCCACATGGGATTTTGGTGCTGATGACCTGGTGGGCAGCATCCTCCAGGTGGATGTAACCCTCTCCAGAAAAGGTAACAGACCAGACAAAACACCCAGCACTGGGTTTGAGACCCAGGAATTACAGGAGGTGGATGTGACCCTTACCACAGATGACCTGGGCATCATAGAGGGTGCTAAAGAGTACTCAGGCACCGATTTTGAAAACCTCCAGACCCTCCACAGTGATGCTAACATGGTCTACTCAGTAGACCACACAGTACTCACCGAGGAGCCACAGGCTCAGAGCCACAGACCTGGTGACAGGGTTAGGTCTAACAGTTTTGACTGGCTCAGCCTGAGCTATGGCAGAGACCTATACGATTATGCTAACAGAGCAGTGGGGTTTACCAGGAGAAAGTCAGGAGGTAGGGATAAGGTGGTCAGAGAGGATGAGAGTGAGCAGACTGCTAAGGGTGAGACTGTAGGCATAGCTGAGATATTTAGCAGAGTGGACCAGGACCTGTCAGAGCTAAGGTTTGAAACACGTAACCTGCTCCAGCAGGCAGTAGATGGTGAGGTTTTCCATGCCTCAGGTGACATAGAGCCACAGTATATCAGACCAGGCTTTACTCAGGATCTGGATGAGGTACCTGTGAGGGTCTTTTTAGAGGAGGTGGCTTATTCTTTCGGTCCTGGAGATGCCTCTGTCAGTCTGTCTATGGGTAAGTTAGATGACTGGAATAAGACAGTAGTGGAGAGTAAGAATAGAGAGAGACAGACCAGGGCATCTATAGGCACTGAGGTAGCTGAGGATGAGGAGCCTGGAGATGATGAGCCAGAGGAGGAGGGTGATGTAGACATAACCATCACAGGTACTAACTCACCGATAGATGAGGGTAGCAGACTCAGTGTGGAGTTTGATGCCACCAACAACCTCAGTGAGCCTCAGGAGGCTCAGCTAACACTGGAGATATTAGGACCTGGAGAGGGTGGTGTGGTGGAGACCCTGCAGATAGACTTTACTGCTGATGAGACTAAGAGCTTAGAGGCTGGGTGGCAGACAGAGCCAGGAGATGCTGGGAACTATACTGCCACAGTCTCCAGTGGCACCGACAGTGACAGTAAACAGGTGACTGTAGAGGAGCCAGAGGCTGAGGGTGATGCCTCTGTCACCATCACAGGCACTAACTCACCTGTAACAGAGGGTGATGATGTGGTGGTCACATTTGATGCCACCAATAACCTCAGCACCAGCCAGGACATACAGTTTACCCTGGATGTGGATGTGGATACACAGGTACAGGATACTGTCACCCTATCGTTTAGTGATAGTGAGACTAAGACAGGCATAGAGCTAAGGTGGACCACCGAGGATGGAGATGCTGGAGACTATACTGCCACAGTAGAGAGTGGCACAGACTCAGATACTGCTCAGGTGACTGTGGAGGAGCCAGACACTAACCCCACAGGAGATGTGGATATATCTAACCTCACCACTAACTCACCTGTGGAGGAGGAGGATGTACTGGTGGCTACTTTTGATGCTACCAACAACCTCACCCAGCAGCAGGATGCTGAGATTACCCTGGATGTAGATATAGATGGGCAGACACAGGATACCACAGGCACCCTCTCATTTACTGATGGTGAGACTAAGACAGACCTGACTCTACAGTGGCAGACTGAGGAGGGTGATGCTGGAGACTATACAGCAGAGGTAGCCAGTGATACCGACAGTGCTACAGCCAGTGTGACAGTAAATGAAAAGAGCACATCTGGAGACCTGGGTGTGTCCATCACAGGTACTAACTCACCTGTAAATGAGGGTGAGGATCTTAGAGTTACGGTTAACGTAAGTAACAGCAGTGGCTCAGAGCAGAGTGGTATAGTGGGTCTCTCAGTGCCCCAGTCTGCTCAGAGGGATTTTGTAGGGGTGACCTTAGGTGATGGTAAAACCGAGAGACACACCCTGGTCTGGAGCACTGAGGATGGTGATGCTGGAGTATTTACAGCAGAGGTATCCAGTGGCACAGACTCAGATACTGCCCAGGTAGAGGTGGAGGAGGTAGGACCAGGACCCTCTGGTGATGTAAATGTCACCATCACAGGCACTAACTCACCTGTGGAGGAGAGTGAGGCTCTGACGGTCACCTTTGATGCCACCAACAACCTCAGTGAGCCTCAGGAGGCAGATTTAGTACTGTCTACCATAGACCCCTCAGGCACCGAAAGGGACCGAGATACCACAGGCACCCTCTCCTTTACTGCTGATGAGACTAAGACAGACCTAACTCTACAGTGGCAGACACAGGAGGGTGATGCTGGAGACTATACAGCTAAGGTCAGGAGCCAGACAGATAGTGATACCACACCCATAAAGGTGGTAGATGATAGTGAGTCACAGGGTGATGTAGACATAACCATCACAGGTACTAACTCACCTGTGGAGGAGGGTAATGACCTAAATGTGGATTTTGAGGCAAAGAATAACCTAAACTCATCACTGACTGCCACCCTCACACTGGATGTAGATGAGGGTACAGACACAGAAAAAGACTTTTCGGTGGAGGACTTTACTGCAGGACAGACCAGAAACCTCACCCTCACCTGGAGCACTGAGGCTGGAGATGCTGGTGACTATACTGCCACAGTCTCCAGTGGCACTGACAGTGAGAGTGTGGGTGTGGAGGTGGTGGAGGAGATAGCTGGGGGTGATTTTGACGTTAACATCACAGGTACTAACTCACCTGTCGAGGAGGGTGACCTACTGGATGTAGATGTTACGGTCACCAACAACCTCACCCAGCAGCAGCAGGGTACCGTGAGCCTGTCCATCTTAAATGGTGGACCTGGTCAAGTTGATACCACTCCAGTGGATCTGGGTGGTGGTGACTCTGTAGATATTACCCTCTCCTGGCAGACACAGAGTGGTGATGACGGATTTTATACAGCAAAGGTAAGAAGTGGCACCGACAGTGACAGTCAGAGCATCAGGGTGTTTGAGGAGCAGCCAGTGGGTGATGTAAATGTCACCATCACAGGTACTAACTCACCTGTATTAGAGGGTAACTGGCTGGATGTGAGTGTGGAGGCTACTAAAGATGCAGATACAAATGATACTTTAGAGGCAGTTATAACCCTGGCTCTGGATGGTAACCAGGAGGATACACAGACCCTACTTTTAGAGGATGGTGAGACTATAAACACCACCCTCTCCTGGCTTACCCAGACAGGAGATGCTGGAGACTATACAGCCAGGGTAGACTCTGGAGATGACAGTGATACTGCCCAGGTGACTGTAGAGGAACCAGACCAGACCTTTGATTATAGTTTGAGTGTTACATGTGGCGAATTTAACCCAGGTGATGCAGCACCCTCTACTGATGTATCTGCTGAGATACAACTTAACCAGGGTCCTGTAATAGAGAGGGATATACTACTTTTCAAAATAGAGCCAAATGGTACCCAGTCATTTGTGGAACGTAAAATAAGAGAGTTAGATGCCTCCACCACTGTGGATTTTGAGTATTTCCTGGGACAGACCGATATAGAGGAGGCTCCAATAGAGTTTTGTGTGGAGTTTACAGACCCACAGCAGACAGAGTATAGAAAGTGCTGCACATCCAGCAGTGGATTATGTAGTTATCAAGATATAGGGGTTAATGGTAATGCTGGTAACTTCTTTACCACACCCTCAGAGGAGACCCCAGAAAAATGCACATTTACTGGTGATTTTGAGTTTTCAGCTAAATGGTTTTGGCAGGTGCTAAACCCTGATAAATTTGATACCACCTCTGCAGTCTATACTCTCACTGGAGGTGGGATTGATATACTGAGATTAAGGGCAGCTAATTTAACAGGCAGTTCCCAGCTTGGTACATCAGACAGGCTAAATCTTAGCATAAATACCAGGTCAGGTAGTGCTGCCACCAGTGACCCTAATGAGATGGATGTATCAGAGAATTTGGTCAGTGCTCAGACAAAAATTACCATGACTGACACAGAGGCTGAGTTATTTATAGGTGATAGTGATGGTAACTTTTCTAGCTTATTACAGGCACCTGTAGACCCATCTAACTGGGGTGGTGTTACTGATTTAGAGGGTTACGTAAGAGCAAATGGTGACCAGGTACATGACCCAGATGGTCCATTTAACATTATAAGTAGCGTGGAGGATGCTCAGGTGTTTTAATGGATAGTATTTTAGACTCTTTGAGTGACCTGAGCAGTATACTCCTGGGCATACCTGCTGTTTTGCTGGTCTGGGCAGTGGGTCTGACTGCCAGACAGAGGAAACTGCTAAATGTTGTCATGGGTGATGAGACCAGAGAGGGTATACTGGAGAGGCTGGGCATCATAGAGGAGGAGATGGTGACCGAGGAGGATATGGGTGAGTTAGAGCAAAACCTGGAGCAGAAAATAGAGGAAAACGCAGCAGATCCTGAGGATATGAAAGAAGTAAAGGGTATGCTTAGGACCCTCTGCTTAGCACAGGATCTGGAGCCAGAGGACCTGGGTGGAGATGGTGGTAGTTTCCTCGGTGGAGATGATGACTGAGGTTAACAGGTTTTGTTAGGCTGGTGTTAAGATGGATGTTTAGCTTATGTTAGGTGTTAGGCTCCTGAGCCAGGCTGATGTTAAGCTGGAGGGTCTAACTCAACAGATACTTTACACAGACTGTAAGGCTAAGAGCCTGAGGCACAAGCAGATTTATGGTAATGTGGCTGAGTACCTATAGAGTAGGCTATAGCAGCCCCCATGATGAGCAGTAGCTATGAGGAGGAGACCGAGGAGACCACCCTAATCCTACCTTAGAGAGGTTACGTAAGCCTATCTCAGTAGATTAACACCTTACATACACTAAACATACATATACTGTTTAGTATCTGACTTAACCAACCTGTGCTTAACAGTAAGTTTTTAGTGCTTAGTATATCACTCTAAACACATGGGTACAGGTGACCAGTTACCATCAGACTGGGCAAAGAGGAGAGAAAAGATACTGCTTAGAGATGATTATGAGTGCAGAAACTGTGGGGTTATTGGTGGCATGGATGGACCAGCTACATTAGAGGCTCATCATATAGTACCAGTTACACTTGGTGGCTCATCACGAATAAAAAATTTAGTGACCCTCTGTGCAGACTGTCATCCTAAAGCAGACAAATGGACCCAGGTAGATGACCTGAGTGAGCTACTCACAGACCGAGAAATAACAGCAGATGACCATGATGCCAAATCAGAAATACTGGAGGATACTACAATACTCAGCCAACGTGAGGCTAAGATCCACATCCTCAAAGAGGAGGGGCACACCCACCGAGAAATAGCTGAGAGACTGGATACAACAAAAGGCAGTATTGATGCTCAGTCACACAGGGTAACGAAAAAACTAAAACAGGCTGCTAATACACTCAGGTTTGTAGGTCTTGATAAGGTACAGACAGATAAATAACTACTACTGCCTCAGAGCCACAAACTTTATACTACTGCCTCACTAAGTACAGAGTAGAGCAGACAGTCTGAGGCAGTACCACACAGTCTGCTCTGGAGCAAAGACCACAGATGACAGAGACAGAGAGAGAGACCGAGGAGACCGAGGTAGAGGCAGAAAAACAGACCGAGGAGTACCAGCCTACCCTCCATGTGACAGGCTCAGGTCCTGTCACTGTAGAGAGGCTGATAGGCACACAGATCCATGGAGGTGGCACTATAGAGGAGGAGCAGGTGCTACAGATAGATGCAGAGATAACTCCTGAGGAGATAGTAGAGGCTCTGGAGGGTGTGAGAAACCCAGACAGAGCAGTAAACAAAAGAAGGCTACTGGAGTACATCACCGAGGATGAGACCATAGAGATACCTGGCAGTCAGACAGAGGAGATAGATGAGTGGACCTTAGAGGTACAGGGTGAGGTGAGAGACATGGAGATCCTACTGAAGACAGTAAAGAAGGCAGAAATTGATAACCAGTGGTCTAAGAGTAAAGCCAGGGTATCAGTCTATTCAGACCTAAAAGCCAGGGGCATATTTGGCTCTGGTCTCTACGTAGCAGGCATGAGGAGGCAGTTAATCAACCAGGAGGAGGTAGACCTGACCACTGCCCAGGCTCTGGTGGACCACCTAACCGAGGAGGAGGATGACAGTGAGTAAAACCACACCTCTCCAGAGCACCCTGAGCCAGGACCAGGGTAAGGCAGTGGTCCTGAAAGTAGGCAGAAAGTACACCTATCTGGCTGCTCTGGGTGATAACTCCAGCAGCAGTGAGCCTATAGGTGTGGGTAGAGTAGACCAGACTGACTTACCCACCGAGGTGGAGCCAGGCATGGTCATCACCCTCTCAGATAAGAGCATAGCACTGGGTGGTGCTGGAGGTGGCTACATAGAGAGAGACCTGGTAGAGCTACAGAAAGACCTACAGTGGCATGCAGAGCACAGTGAGGAGGATGACGTAGCCAGACATGCCCAGGAGGCTCTGACACACCTGGAGAGACCTGTAGAGTTTGAACGTAAGGGCAGAGCAGTAGCTGAGGAGTACCTGGAGATGGTGAGTGACCAGGGCACCAGTGACTGCTCTACAGTGGATGATATAGCAGCTAAGCACGGTCTATCTGTCAGAGAGACCTACAGGCAGCTAAACCAGAGGGTGCCTGAGTCTGTGAGGCTGAGGAAAGGTGATGAGGATGAGTGAGGACAGAGTAGAGCCAGACATAGAGACCTGGAGAGAGTCAGATGATGTAGAGGGTAGTGTGACTCTCCTGGTAAAAAACCCACAGATAGGCTGGGTAGAGCCTGCTCTGGCATTTGAGGATAAGGATGATGCTAAGGCTGCTAAGAGGCAGATGGTCCAGCCAGATGCAGCCAGGCTCCTCCATGATGTGCCTCTCATACCTGCTGGAGCAGAGCCAGGCACCGAGGGTGGTGGAGATGACTGACCACACCGAGGACCAGCCTGAGTGTAAACTGCTGGGGTGCTCTAACCCAGCACAGGGTACCAGTGGCTCTGCCAGATTCTGCTCAGACCAGTGTGAGGTAAAGTATGAGCACATCAAATCAGATGCTGAGGATGCTCAAAGAGCAGCAGAGGAGGAGAGTAGAGAGGAGGCTGGTGAGGCATACTGGAGAAATAGCAGGCTGTAGACCAGTCTCATAAACCCTATTCTGCTATATCCATCTCATTTAGACAGTGTGCACACTAAGAGACATATCTGACCTATAACTGTGCTCTATCATAGGTCATATATGACCGAAAGATTCGAGTGGACAGGACATATATGACTCATGTATGAGACCAGCAGATGCAGCATGGCATGGCATCCTCCAGACAAATGCCAGAGTACGTAACCCAGTCAAAATAGGCACGATTAGGAGGACCTTAGAAACCTCAGAGAGAATAGACCCAGAGGCAGTACCCTCAGACAAGACTATACAGAGGACCCTCAAAACCATGGAGCAGTTAGGACATGTGAGGCAGAGCACAGGAGGTAAGAGGTGGTTTATAGAGCTAAAAAATCACTCAGTAGAGTGAGGACAGAAATGGTGGCAGTCAGATCTACCCTGCTCATTTAACTCACCCATCCTCTCCTGTATGGCACTGATGACTGCCTGCCTCTCCTGGTGCTCTGCCTCTATCCTGAGCCAGGTCTGGCACTGTTTAGCACACCAGAGACCATTAATGAGCACCTGGAGGGTGGGCAGGGACCTGTAGCTGAGGCTCCACAGTGGCTCACCCACCTCATCTTTACTGGCTCTTTCGTGTTTAATCACCCTCACCCTCCTGCTTACTGCCTGTGAGCCTGAGGCACCACTGCCCATGCCTCTTTTCTCTTTCCACATGTCCCAGCAGTATGCCCTGCTCCACCTGCTCCTCTACATCCTCCATAACTCGGTGTACCTGTGTGTTATGCTCTAAATCCAGCCACCTCTTTATCCTGGCTGTTTTTACCCAGTTACCCACCAGATTCTGCTCTACTATCCTACTGTATACCTGTCTCACCCTGGCATCACTTAGGCTACCATCAGCATCTGGTGCCATATCTAAGAGGATCTTAGCACCAGCCTCACCGTTTATCTCTCCTCGGTTTAACTGCCTCACTAAGTCCTGTGTACCTCTCAGGTCCTGCTCCTGCTCCTCCTGCTGCTGCTCCAGGTCTCTAATCTTCTTGTGGAGCCTCCCCACCTCTCTAACCAGCATATCCACCTGCTCCTCAGTGGTCATCTCCTCGGTGTTATCATCCAGCCACCTCTCTATACCCTCGGTGTTATCATCCTCTGCCATGTGGTACTGCCTCCATAGAGCATCAGTTAACACCCCACCCACTTATAACTTTACACCAGATGTAAAGATATTGTTATACCATAATTATAAGTGGCAGCCTGTTATAGTGACAGAGTAGAGCACCAGGTGGTGCTCTGGAGCAAAGACAGACCATGGAGAAAACAGAGACCGAGTTACCGACAGAGCCAGATGAGATAGACCTGATAATAGGGGGCAGCCAGATAGTGTGCCCCATCACAGGTAGGACAGTAGAGGAGACCGAGGTGATGACAGTGGTGGATGGTATATTTTTCGCAGATGAGACCAATCTGGCTGCTATACAAAGGTGGCAGGCAGAGGCAGGAGAGGAGCAGGTGGATAGAGTGAGGAGCCACCACCAGGATCTGGTAGAGCAGGTGATAAACCACCAGCAGCAGCCTACTGAGGAGCAGAGGCAGGCAGATGAGTACATAGAGAGGACAGACACAGGTGTGAGCATAGAGCATAAGATGACCAGGGGAACAGGCACCAGGGACCAGGATACCCTCAATACCAAAATCAAAGGTGCCACCCTCCAGGAGGCTCTGACAGACCTGGAGCAGGCTAAGCCTAAGGTTAGGCAGTACATGCAGGAGGTAAGAGGCTACCAGCCAGACTCTGAGGAGGATGATGACAGATGAGTGGAGAGACTAAGACCATCAGGCAGTATCTGGTAGTGGACCATGTAAAGGACAGGATGCGCGCGCGGAAAAGTAAACCCAGCAGCAGTGAGTTAGGCACAAATGAGGTGATAGTGGAGGCTAAGGTGGAGGTAAATACACGCCCTGAGCCAGATATACCTACCATAGCTGCTGAGGTGAATGTATCAGAGACTCAGGTATATACAGCCACACTGGAGGCTCTGGAGCCAGAGGACCTACCAGACTGGACAGATGAGGCAGAGGCAGTGGTAGAGGAGGAGTTAAGCGGCACCGAGGACCTGACCACCGAGGAGCAGGAGGCAGTGGTGGATGAGCTAACCACTAAGACCATGCTCCAGACCAATACCAGACCCAAAACCGAAAGGGTCAGGAGGCATGTAGACGGTCTGGTGGGCACCAAACTGGGCACCTCTGAGGAGGATACCAGTGCCAGATAGTACCAGCTACCAGTGTGAGAGGTGTGAGGAGCAGAGCACAGACCAGATGCTCAGGACAGGCAAAGATGGGCAGAGGCTCTGCAGAGACTGTTATAACCAGGGTCCTGACAAAGATCTGGGCATCATAGATGACTGGCAGTATAGAGATGGTGAGCATCCACAGGTAGCGCTCCAGACCGAGGAGGGGCATGAGCATAGCCTGGGCGTTTCTGGCAAAGACCATGCTGAGAGATTAGGTGATGCCTACAGTGGTATGATGCTGGTAGACCGAGGTGACAGTATAGACACAGAGGGGACAAGCACCTCTCCAGGTGATAGGGTCAGAGAGGCATTTAACAGATGACCGATAAAGACAAACACAGGGACAAACCCCTGGAGGAGTACACTCTGGAGGAGATAAACCAGAGGCTCCAGGAGATAGATGCTGAGGAAAAACACACAGAGCACCAGATGAGTAGGCTACAGGAGATAACTACCCTCCTCAGAGACCTAAAGAAGTATGCTGAGGACCCCACCTTAGAGGCTCAGCTAACACTAATCCAGGCTGAAATATACCACCTCCAGGAGGAGATAAACCAGAGGCATTATGGTTTCCACACCACCAGGCAGTACCTCAGGCACCGAAAGAGAGACAAGACAGAGGCACCAGGGGTGGCTGATGACTGAATATGATACCTGCAGCAGGTGTAATTCCCCCTTAGGCTCCACCAGAAAACCCACAGATGATGGGGTGGTATGCTACTCCTGTTATAATCAGGACCGAGATGAGCGCCTGGGTGAGATAAAAGACTGGTACTATATTCCTCCAGAGGGGTGTGAGAGTACCAGTAAGCACCAGATCCTGCTGGAGACAGACCAGCAGAGAGTAGCCAGAGAGACAGTGGAGGATGAGCAGCAGGCAGTAGAGGTGGGCAGAGTCAGATTAGGGCACCATATAGTAGACAGAGGTGACCAGTGGCTCATAGGACCACTGAGGAAAGTACAGAGCAGTACAGACATAGATATACAGGAGATAGAGACATGAACCCACCACCAGCAGAGCCAGATGAGACCGAGATAAGCAAAGAGCAGCTAAAACGCAAACCGTTTTCAGAGTGGAGCAGTGAGGAGGTAGAGGCTGCTCAGGACATGACACATAACCTACCTGTGAGCATGCTCACGGTGGGCAGGCTCCAGGAGCATGGGCAAAAGAGCATGTCCTGGGATAGGATAGTAAACCAGGTGCTGGATAAGGCAGAGGAGGCAGAAAATGAAACGGAATAGAGAGGAGATGGAGTTTGTAGTAGGGGGTCTGGGCAGTTTTGGCTGGGGCAAAGGCACCCCAGATCAGGAGGAGGCTGATGAGGATGAGTAAGGAAAAGATATTAAAGAACCTGAGTGGCACCAGAGGTGTGTCTACGGTCTCCAGAGTTCCCACCCTAATGCCTGCTGAGGCACCAGCAGAGGCAGAGATTATGGTAGAGTACACCGAGGGTGGAGACGGTGCCCAGGTGACTAAGCTACTCATCAGGCTCATGGATGAGATGGACCTGACCACTTGTGGTAAAGTGGAGAGAGGACCCAAAACCACCATATATCTGGCTGAGCCAGACTGGTGGCATCTCGGTGAGATAGAGGGGGATGATGACGGTGAGTGAGACAGACCAGGACCGTAGCAGAAAAGAGATGCTGGAGGATTTTGAGGATATAGTGGAGCAGGAGAAAAACCTGGCTATAAACCATCTGGTCCTGGCTAACCCAGACCTGACCGAGGAGCAGATAGAGGAGGAGATGGGCAGCCATGATACTGCCACAGTGGAGGTAGACATGCCTACCCTCTCCACCATCCTCCATGTCTTTGAGATGAACGTAAAGGCTGCTGATGAGCCAGGGCAGACTCTAATAGCCTGCCATGGATTTAGCCAGTTAATGGAGAGTCTGACCGAGGATGAGCTAACCACCCTTACAGAGCAGGTGGATGAGCACCATCCTCTGGAGCAGGAGGAGGACCAGGAAAATGGAGGCATGTATAGATGACAAGACTCTACAAATGTGACCTTAACCTCAGTGATGACTGCCTGAAGGTGGTAGAGGAACGTCACCAGGTACTACTCATGGACATAAATGAGACAGACCTGGATGACAGGCTACATGCCTGCCCAAAATGCCTGCCTGACCACATCAGCAGCCAGTTAGACCTACAGAGCAGGGGCTTACAGGGGCTGGATGAGGATGAGTGACGAAAATGGAAACGGTACACCGAGGAGAGAGGTAGCTGTAGACATATCAAACCCTCATGTCAGGGTCAGAGATGATGATGCCAGTCTGGAGGAGATAGTAGAGACCACCACAGACCTACTGGAGGAGGTAGAGGCAGCACATGAGAGGCAGAAAATAGACACAGATTCAGGAGAGTCATACAGATGAGTACACTAAGCCAGACCCAGAGGCTCCAGAAACTGCCTGAGCCAGAGAGTACAGAGGTACAGGGTACAGTCACGGATAAAGTAGCAGCCTGCCTGGTCTCATATCCACACACCAGGCAGCATGATGATTTACTCTGTGTCTACTATCATCTACTCTATGATGACTGGCAGTATAGGACAGAAACACCTAACCACCTCATCCTCAGGATACCTGATGAGGCAGTAGACTCAGCCACCAGTGCCTCCTCTATCCTCAGGAGCAGGAGAGAAATACAGGACAGGCTACCTGAGCCAGAGCACCCTCTGGAGGACCAGATAGATACACACTGGCACCAGAGAGAGTGGCAGCAGCACCTGATAAAAAGAGAGAGTAAAATAGCATCAGAGTGGTATGGTCAGGGTGGCTACCCCCTCCTCGGTGAGAGAGAGACTAAGGACCAGGTGGCATGGCTCCTGTCTAACCACCCAGAAACCAGAGACAGTGATAACAGACTCATCTGGAGGTGGAGGAGGCTCTTTGCAGGGTGGCTTAACCGAGGAGATAGGTCAGTCTACTCTGTACCTAAGGGGTGGCTCTGGCAGGAAACCACACCAGCCTCCATAACCAGGACCAGGAGGAGGCTCCAGGAGAAAGGTCTGTTTACTGCCTCAGAGACAGTACAGCAGGCACGGAAAGACAAAGAGGAGGCAGTCAGACAGGCATACAGAGCAGGTAACTCTCCAGACTGGGGTGAGCTATAGATGACTGAGTTACCCTTTAGCTACCTCTATCCCAAACTGATGCATCCAGTATTCCCCACCCTCAGGAGATATGACCGTTTTGGCTCAGTGGGTGATGTAGTGAGGGTGAGGGTAAAGCCACTGGAGTATACTGCTGAGGCAGAGGTACTGGCAAAATCTAAGAGGACCTGGGCAGACATGGGTGAGCACTTTGTCACCTATGATACTGCCACAGATACCAGAGAGGGGGCAGAGGACCACATAAACCAGTGGTACCGTAACCCCATCAAAGATACCGAGGACCTGACCCTATACACACTCAAATGGATGGACCACCAGAGAGTGATTAAACACCTCACAGAGGAGGCATCAGTAAATGTCACCCCATGAGGTGATAGGGGCATACCTGACCACCGAGGATGACAGGACCCAGACACTACTCCACTCTAAGTATCTGGAGCCTGAGCAGGACCTACCAGAGGACCGAGGTGGCAGAGGCTTAGACGTAGAGAGCAGGATAGTGAGCCTGGAGGATCTGGAGGTGGAGGACCACAGACTCTATGATGCCTGGCATTACGGTCTGGATATGTACGTAGAGGTAAAAAGCTGTAAAGCACAGTACACTAATGGAGCATCTGGCAGGCTCCTGATATACCAGCAGAGGCATCAGGACCGTAAGACCACAGAGGAGCACATCAGGTATATCTTTGCGGTTTACTGCCAGAGCAGGGTGCTATACACCACTCTCACCCTCAGTGATGTGGAGCAGCTACTGGAGGACCATGACCTATCCTGGAGCAGAAACGATAACCAGGGTGTAAAGGGACCTAAGGCTAAAATCTCATGGAGGCACTGGCTACCTGAGGAGCACCACCAGACAGTAGAGCAGTGGGGTGATGCCAGTGCCTAAACAGATAGGCAAAGACTGCCCCAGGTGCCACAAACCCCTCACAGGACCTAAGTGCAGGCACTGTGGTCTGGATACCCATGAGGCAGATATAGTCAGGTGCTCTGACTGTGGAGACAGGACCACCAAAGAGGTGGCTAAAGAGGTGAGGACCCAGAAAGACATTAGTGCCAGATGGGTCACAAAATACTACTGCCAGGGGTGTGCCTGATGACTGATGAGCCACTATTCTGCCCTGACTGCCACGATAGGTGTAGCCTGGTCCATGAGGAGGGTGGCACCGAGATATATGGGTGCTCTAACCAGCATCACCATCCTAAGCAGGACCTACTCACCAGAGAGGAGGCTGTAGAGGGTGGAGACCAGAAAAGCTGGAGAGAGAGGTTAGGGATATGACGGAAAAAACAGAGCCTAAGCATGTGGCACTTTTCAGTGGTGGGCATGACTCACTGGTAAATGCCCATTACTGTATGGGGAAAGGGTACACTGACAAGATTCTGCATATAGATACAGGTATAGGCATACCAGAGACCCAGGAGTTTGTGAGAGAGGTGTGTGAGCAGTATAACTGGGATTATGAGATAATAGGCTCAGATCACAGTTATGAGGAGATGGTATTAGAAAATGGTTTTCCTGGTGCTGGTGCCCATGGAATAACTTACATCAGGCTAAAGGATAGGGCACTACAGGAATACAGCACCAGAGTGGATGGTAAACCCCATTACTATACAGGCATCAGGCAGTCAGAGTCTGACAGGAGGATGAGGACCACCACCACCGAAAGGGTAGAGGAGGCTAAGCAGTACTATTGGCACAGTGAGATTATAGACTGGTCAGAGGACCAGGTGAGAGACTATATGGAGGCATCAGAGCTACCACAGTCACCTGTAAAACAGACATATCACCACTCTGGAGAGTGTTTATGTGGTGCTTTTGCCAATAGAGAGGAGGAGTTAACTATACTACAGGCACATTACCCAGAGGTGGCTGAGAGGATAAGAGACCTGGAGCAGAGGGTACAGAAAAACCACCCAGAGACCCAGAATATAGCCTGGTGGGGTCATAACAACATGCCAGACAAAGAGTTAAGGGCACTAAAAGCAGAGAGTAGTGAGGAGCAGCAAAGGCTGGAGGAGATAAACCAGAGACTCTGCAGAGACTGTGGGGTTAACCACCAGGATCTGGCTCAGGAGGCTGATGAGGATGACTAAGCCACAACTACATAAAGACCTGATAGACCGTGAGCCAGAGGGTGAGTATAGCACCGAGGAGGACCTATGGAGCAGCCAGTACATAGGACCCATTACAATAGGTGGAGATACAGTATACATAGACCGTGAGGCATTAGACCTGACCGAGGAGCAGGTAGATTATGCCATAGAGCAGGGCTTAGTCAGATCCATACCTGCTGATGTATACCTCAGGAACAGAGGAAACACACCCATCTCCACCCAGGTAGATTATGACGACATACAGCAGGAGTTAAAGGTAGAGCTAAAAGCACAGGATACACCTGTTTTATCCCTACCTGAGGCAGTTAGTGCCTGGAGCAGATACACCAGCACCCTGCTCAGAGACCCCTCTAAGGCTAAGAAACTGAGAGGGTTAGCTAACCTGGCTCTGGTGGTAGGCATACAGGTCCTGCTCCTCCTCGGTATACTCTGGTGGGTGATAGGATGAGTGAGACCATAGAGTGGACTTACCAGGAGGCTATAAACCATCTCTATGAGGATCTACCTGAGCCAGGCACCTTCTTAGGACCAGATGAGGGTATATATTTCCGACATGGAGAGGAGGACAGGATAGGCAAAATAAAAGAGCAGTACCCTACCAGTACAGCAGCCTCTCCAGAGGGGGCATTAGTAGTGGTATCAGTTAACTCAGAGCACAGGCTGTATACTTATGATGACATAGCCAGGAAAATAGCACAGGGTGACTGGAGGGTGCTGGAGTAGGGTGCCCCTTTTAGAGCTAACCCTGCTGCTCCTCGGTCTCCTCCTCTACATCCTCATCAGGCTGTAAACCACTGTCTCTCTGCCTCCTCCAGTACCTCCAGGAGGCTCTAAAGGACCAGGCGACCAGAAAAGCCACCACACCCACAATAACGTACAGGGTGATATTTAGAAAATCTGCCACACTCTAACCTCACCCAAACTCATGGGTAGTAGGACCAAAACCAGCATAAGGTACACCCAGCCTGCTGATGAGACCGAAAACCAGCAGAGGCACACCCACCACTGGCATCCAGAGCATTATTATACCTATCCCTGACAGTACTGCTGTACTCCTCCTGGCTACTTTCTCTGGGTTATTGTCACACTCTGGGCACTGGTCCACATCTACGTAAATCTCCTCACCACACCTCTGGCACTGGTCTGTCTCTCTTTCTGTAGTACTCATAATCTCATATAATCATTACTGGTATATCAGTTTTACTGCTCTGGAGGCTCCACAGAGTACTCCACACCCTCTATATCCAGAAACTGCCTGAGCCTACTCACACCATCCTCCACCTCTAACTCCTCTCTCCTCCAGTGTGCCCAGGGGTGGCTCATAGCATCAGGCTCTGTATGCACATCTATCTCCAGCCTCTCACCCTCGGTAAAACCTCTAAGATGTAACTGCCTCCATGGGTACTCATACAGACTGCTGTAAAAAGGTCTCCTCATGTTTAGCTGCTCACCATAATAGTGGTAAGACAGGAGCCACCCAGCATCATAATAGTGCCTACCCATCATCACCCTCAGATCCTCTGGCTCCATATCCTCCTCTATCACCAGGGTGGTCACCGAGGATCTGGCTCTGGTGGTCACAAACCTATACCACACATAAAAAACCTCTTTGAGCAGCCAGGAGACCCACCAGGACAGTGCTGAGCAGCTATTACCTCTCTGAGCCATGCCTGCCCACCTATAGCACCAGGAGACTCATCAAACTATCCCAGATGGGCTTAGAGGGTATATAAAATATATTTGGTTATTTGATAAATCCAGATACCAGAGCACCACCTTTATGATATGAGTCTACGTAAACTGGATTAGGGTCAGGGGCACATCTGTGGTGCTCCAGAGCACTGGTACTGCCTCATAATCAGCACCGTTTTTGCCCCAGACCCACCTTTTTATACAGCAGAGGTGAGTATACCCATCACTGAGGCACACCATAGATGGGCACGAAAGCAGAAAGACGTAGAAACCTGGTGCTAAAATGGTATCACCTGGATAACATCAAGAACATAGAGGAATTGAGAGAGAGGCTGGAGCAGCATGGCTATATGAAGGTATCAGCCTCCACTATCCGTAACTACCTCCATTATGATGAGATGGGTGAGGAGACCATGGAAAAGGTCAGAGAGAGACATGCTGATGCCAGGCTCCAAATAGCTGAGAAACTGGATAGTAAGCATGACAGAGCCAGAGCATCAGAGGAGCAGGCTACCAGAGATGTACCCATTAAGGCAGTGGTACCAGCCACCACTAAGGCAGATGGTAGACGTAACCAGGTGACTGTACCCTATGGCTGGGAAAGGATAGAGCCAGGTGAGTCAGATTACCCAAGCTGGGCAGAGGACCGAGATACACCCATCAGGATACTGCCAGAGGAGGAGACCAGAGTAGAGGGTGGTGAGCACTACCCAGTGACAGATCCATTTAACCAGCCTAAGTACACCACCCAGATGGTAGGTATAGAGAGAGATGTAGAGGACCATAAGAGCAGGAGTTTTCTGAGGCAGGAGCAGACAGACCACCTGGAGACTAAAGCAGATGTGCTGGGTGTGACCGAGGACAAGATAGAGTTAGGTGGCTCTGTCTCTATAGAGCATGATATAGATGTGCCTGATGAGATAGTGGAGGCTATACAGCAGGCTGCTGAGCACAGACTGGCTAACCCAGAGGAGGGTGAGGATGACTGACCCCACCGAGGACCTACCAGAGGAGCCAGAGGACCAGTTAGATGACCAGACTCTGGCAGGCATCTATAAGAGCACCTATCAGCATCTGCCCAGCTTCATAGACCTGATATTTTGTGACTCATTTGAGGACTTTACCAGGGGTGAGTGGATCTTAACCAGAGCTAAGTTTATGCAGGGCAGCCAGAAAACCTGCCACATAGGACCCAGAAACCACTTTAAGAGCACAGGCATCTATGCCCACTGGCTATGGAAAATCTGGCAGGCACGGTTTAATGCCTCAGACCAGTACACCTGGGCAGATGGACCAGCCACCCTGGAGGCTCATTATTTCAGCTATAAGGAAAAATCAGCAGCCTACCATATCGGTCAGGCATCAGATTCAATCTGTGCCCTGATTGAACGTAACCCATGGTTTAGCAGCCTCCAGGACCTAAAACCCCAGGCAGAGACTAAGGGTAAATGGACATGGGATAACCAGCACACTCAGAGCATCACCCCACATGGTATGCTGAGCCATGTGAGAGGTATCCATGGAGATATATGTTACATAGATGACCCTTTTCAGGACCCAGACAGTAAGGGGCAGGAGAGACAGACCCTTAACCCTACCAAAATCCTAAAGATAAACTACATTTTCAAGACTGCTATAAAAGGCATACCTAACCCTGGTGATGAGATGCATATAGTCACCACACCCCAGACTGAGGAGGATTTTGTTTTTGATGAGGCACTAATGCAGGAGTTTGAGAAACGTGAGGACCCAGCTATACAGGACCACCAGGGTGAGCATGTCCTGTGGTCAGAGTGGATGGATTACCAGCACCTCCTCCAGGAAAAGTCAGAGATAGGGCAGAAACTGTTTAACCAGGAGTACATGGTACAACCTATGAGCAGAGAGGTGGGCTTTTTCTCAGAGCAGGAGGTGAGCAGCATGGTACAGACAGGTCTACAGGATCTGGATGACCAGTATGGTCTCACTGTGGACCCACATCAGGCTGGGCACCCACCTCAGCCTAAGGTGACCCTCGGTTTTGTAGCTGGTCTGGATATAGGCAAAAAGAGGCACCCAGCACATCTGGCTGTTTTCAGAGTAGTGCCCACCGAGGAGCAGGACCAGAGCAGGCTCATCCAGGTCCATAGCAGATGGATGGATAACTGGGATTATGTGAGGCAGGTGGAGTACTGTAAGACTATAGACAGGTATCTGGGTATAGATAAACTGCTCTACGATAACACCAGGGGTGAGTTTGAGAGTATAGAGGAGATGGGCAGGCTACCTGGCTGGATGAAAGGGGTGACCCTCTCAGGTAAGACTCAGGATAAGATGAGCACATACTTTGATGTGGCAGCTACAGATGACAGGCTCCACTTACTGCCTGAGGACAGACAGGAGAGACAGATTTTAGCAGTGAGTAATGACCTGGAGGCAGTGGAGACCGAGGAGGGGCACGGTGAGTCTTTTTACTCAGTGGGTCTCTCAGTCATGGCTGAAAACCAAACCCATTTTGGTGACAAAGTTAAGTCACTGGAGACATGAGATAGACTAACCGAGGACCAACATGCCTAAACTCAGCATCAGAGACAGGTTAGCATCCAGTATATGGTCAGGTGATGTGGAGCATTATGACGGCAGTTACCAGGTAGGTAATCTGGCAGGTAGAGTAAACAAACAGACCGAGGAGGAGAGGGTGGGCAGGGTACCCAGCACACACCTATCACCGTTTAAGGGTGAGCAGAGACCATTTGACCCCTTTGAGCTAAGACAGTTAGCAGACACTGAGGCAGTACAGTCTGCCATTAACCATATAGTGGCTGATTTTAAGGCAGTGGATGCTATACTGAGTGACCTAAAACCAGACCAGGAGCCTGCCAGTGAGGATGTAAGGGACCTGACCCAGACCCACCTGGATAACATCACACCGAATAACAAAAGCAGGGCAGTAGTAGATGAGGTGTGGAATAGGGACCTACTGGAGGTGGGTAACTGTATAGGCATCAAGACCTTTAACATAGATAACAAAAGGGTGGAGGTAAACCCCTTAGATCCAAACACGTTTACCGTCGAATATGACAGGCATGGTAAGATAACTGCCTTTTATCATTACCCTCATGTCAGTAATGCCAGGCACCGAGGTAATCCCATAGAGGTGCCTCCAGAGAGAGTCATCTGGGGCACCTACCAGCCTGAGTCTGCCAGGGGCATGGTCTATGGTCACTCTCCTGTGGAAAAACTGAGGAGGGTCATCAGCATCATAGGTGGTCTGGTGGAGCAGGAGATAGGTGACCTGGAGGAGGGTATGCCTCCAGGTATAGTGAGCCTGGTGGGTGACTGGTCAGACAGAGACTATAACAAGTTTGAGGATTATTGGGAAAATAACGTACAGGGTGAGAGGCATAAGGTGCCTCTGGCTAAGGGTGAGGCAGAGTTTAAGCCCTTTGCCCCATCCTACTCTGACCTACAGCTACTGGATAGGCAGAGGTGGTATTACAAACTGGTGGGTGCCATTTTCATGCTACCCATCTCTGAAAACGGTTTAGGCATAGGTCAGGAGGTTAACAGAGCCACCGACATAAGCCAGAGACAGAGGTATAAGCAGAAAGTCATCAGGTCCATGCTCCAGGAGAGAGAGACAGTATGGACCACCGAGGTAATCCAGCAGGTGCTCAGTGACAGGCTCCAGCTAAGGTATGACCCAGGTATGGACCTGATGGAAAGGGGTAAGGTAGTGGAGCAGGAGGCTACCCTACTCCAGCAGGGTGTAAAGACCATAAATGAGGTGAGGAGCAGACTGGGTAAGGAACCTGTAGACTGGGGTGATGTACCTCCTCAGGTGGCTTTTGCTGGAGTAGGTGGCTCTGGTGGAGGCTCATCTGGAGGACCACCTGGAGGATCTGGTGGTGGAGGACCAGGACCAGGTGGCACAGGTCCTGAGCCAGACAGAGCTATATTAGAGGAGATGGGCATGACCGAGGACCAGATAGAGAGACTGATAGATGAGGGTTTTAAGACTGCCAGAGGAGGGTGCCCTAACTGCTCCTCTGGCAAAACCTCAGTGGGTAAACCTTTCGGACCCTGGCAGGATTTTGATGACTGCGTGGAGCACTTTGTGGCACAGGGTGATGACAGAGAGACTGCCAGGAGAAAATGCGGGCAGCTACAGCAGGAGTTAAAGCAGGAGGTAGGTAAAGAGGGTGAGCAGAGCATAGAGGATAACCCTCTCAGAGAGACTGATGAGTGGCAGCAGTTTGATTTTCAGCCTGAGGAGATGAGGGTACTCAAAAAGGATCTGGGTGACCTATTCGGTAAATTCTTGAACGACATGCAGCAGGCTCTGGAGGAAAACCAGGACCTGTGGCAGGCTGATGAGAGGCAGAGTGAGGCAGAGAAAAGCCTACCAGACTTTTTTAAGTTGATAGAGCAGGAGATAGGCATAGACCTGGCTCAGGAGATGGGTGAGGTACTGGCTACCCACAAAACCAGACAGGTGCTCAAAGGTAAGGATGATATAGAGCAGGAGTTACGACAGGCAGGCATGGATGCTGATGACGTAAACCTGGATGGATTTACAGATGCCATAGCTAACAGACTCACTGCCAGGAGCCTGGAGGTGACTAAGCCAGTGAGCCAGAGGCTAAAAGATGACCTACAGGAGACCATACAGGAGGGGTGGCAGGAGGGTAAGAGCATCACCGAGGTGGAGAGAGATATAGAGGGTGTGACAGACAAATGGCAGGGCACAGATGCTGAGAGGTTAGCCAGAGACCAGTTAGGAAAGGCAGCCAAAGAGGGTAGGCTGGAGACTGCCAAAGAGACTGCCAGTGATGTAGGTGGATGGGATAAGACATGGTTAGCCACCCTGGATAGTAGGACCAGAGACAGTCACGCAGACATGGATGGTACCACTGTAGGTCTAAATGAGCCATGGATAGTAGACTATACGCCAGATGGTGGACCCTCTGGAGTTACCGAGGAGTATCCAGGTGCCTCCAGGTGGGGCATCCAGTGCAGGTGTGATTATGAGCTAACACCTAAGGGTGTGGCTCAGTCAGTCAGAGGGTGGGCAGAGGAGATGAGAGAGACCAGTGAGGTGGCTAAAAGCATAGAGAAAGACCTACCAGAGGGTCAGACCCTCGGTGATAGGCTCTTAGCCCTGGAGTTAAGAGTGGAGAGGAGAGACCTATCCCGTAACCAGGCACGGAAAGAGTTAGGGGTGGGGTCTAAAGCCACCTACTATAACTGGATAAAGCAGGCTGGTCTCTATGATGAGGGTGGTAGTACTCTATGAAGTGCAGAGACCTATTACCTAAAGGTGGTGATAGTGAGGTACATGAGGCATGGGCAGAGCTATTTAGCAGAGAGGTGTTAGGGGCAGTGGTAACAGGCACCAGTGCTGGTAAACTGGTAGAGTGGTGCCTAACCCTGGTCTCCACTCTCCTCGGTGTGTCATCTAACAACCTGGCTGCTGTACTGGTCCATATACTACTCTGGAGCCTCACCATCTGGGCAGGTGTGTGGATCTTTGTCTACTGGCACAGGATTACTGAGGCTGCTCAGCAGGCAGCAGAGGGGGCAGTCAGTGATTAGGTTAGGGGTAAGAGAAAGGGTGGATATTGTGCCCCTCCACCAGGGGTAGGGTATAGTATTTTCCCCCTATACCAGGGGTGCGCGACTGACGGAACAGGTCACATCATCTCACTCACCATTAGGTGAGGGGTCTCACGCAGACAGGTTACGTAAGTCCCTGTCTACCAGTGTGGTATTACATCACATGCCACTTAGTTTTTACTCTGCCTCAGTGTCATCTCTCTGTCTGACATAGATTTATAACCGAGGAGGTAGTAGCTGAGTCTACAGGCTGAGAGATGCCTGACCCTTTCCACACCACCTCTAAACCTACCTCCATGGGTGGTGTACTCTTTGCTGCTGAGGCAGATAAAAGGTTATAGGCACCCAGAGTATATGATGACCATGGTAGAGGCAGGACTTACAGAGGCAGTAGTAACAGACCAGGGTAGAGTGACAGGTGCCAGGTTTGAGATATACCAGCCTGCTGGTCCAATATCAGCAGAGGAGGGTAGAGAGTTTGGTGGAGAGCTTAAACTGGAGGTGGTAAATGAAGATGGTGAGCTACTTAACCAGGGGTCTGAGCCTGGGGAAAATGTCACCATCACCCCAGGTGGTCTACCCACAGTGGTAGACTTTAACATGGCAGATGATAATGTGACCTTTCCCCTCGGTGCCAAAGGGAATACAGCCAGGCTGGTCCTAAATGCTGGTCCGAGGGTGCTGGTAGAGGGTCTGACTCTGGATGACTTCATAAACGTAAACATCAGAGGAGACCCTGAGAGTAGGCAGAAACTGTCAGAGGATAGGGTGAGGGATATAGCCAGGCAGGTAGTACAGTCTGAGTTAGATGACAGAGCGGTGGGTAACCGAGGAGGGGGCACTGGAGGTGGAGCCAGTGGATCTGGCTCTGGTGGCTCTGGGCAGCAGAGGAGCAGGGCACCAGATGCAGGTAATCCGTTCCTCAGGTTCCTGCCATGGACCTGAGCAGCTAAGCAGCTAAGCCTGACTGTACGGTACTGTACTGTCAGATAAACTTTTTATATACCCACCCATACTACTCAGTAGACAGTGCCTGAGCAAATCCAGAAAACAGTGGAGATACTAAAGGTGGATGAGGAGAGACAGGTAGTGACAGGACCTGTCTTAGTGCCTGGTGAGGAGGACAGGCACGGTGATGTAGTGAGCAGAGAGAACATAGAGGATGTGGCTTACAAATTCATGGAGGAGTACCAAAATATAGACTTGATGCACACCTTTGAGGAGACAGGGGTGCCTGTAGGCAGTTTTGTCACGCCCAGTGAGATGGAGATGGGTGGAGAAACTGTTAAAGCAGGCTCCTGGCTCATCAGCGTCAGGGTGACAGATGAGGAGACCTGGCAGGGTATCAAGTCTGGTGAGTATACAGGCTTTAGCATCTATGGTAAAGGTACCAGAGAGACCATAGGTGAGGATGAGGTGGAGCAGTATGCCTGACCTACTCACCCTGGATTTTGTTAGCCATGTCTCTATAGTGGATGAGCCTGCTGTACCAGATGCTGAGGTGCTGGTAGCCAAAAGAGCAGAGGGGGCAGCAAAACAGCGTCTGGATGTTAACCAAAACCAGCTTATCAGTGTGTTTACTGATACTGTGCAGAGCCTGGCTGAGGCAGATAATAGCAGGACCCAGAGCCAGGTAAGAGCAGACTTAATCCAGGAATTAGCTGAGGAGGCTGATAGGTCCGAATCCACAATAAGGAACATACTAAGTGGTGATATTAGCACTGTACCAGAGGAGGTAGCAGATGCCCTGGTCACGGTGCTGGAGGTAGACCCAGAAGATATAGGTGAGGAGCAGGAGGGGACCGAGGATGAGGAGGCAGAGGCATCTAAACAGGCTGGTGACCTATACACCACCCTAAGAAAAAGCATGTCAGATGACACAGATCCAGAGGCATTAGTAGAGTCTATGAAAGAGGCAGCAGAGCAGATGGAGGATGCTGCTGAGCAGATGGAGGAGGCAGCAGAGGCACAGACAGAGACCACCGAGGAGGGTGGAGACACAGGAGGCAGTGAGCAGGAGGGACAGGGTGGAGGCTCTGACACAGATGAGCAGAGCATCCGTGAGGAGATACAGGAGCTAAACGACAGGATAAACCAGGAGTTTAGCACCGAGGAGGAGACCGAGGGTGAGGAGACCGAGGAGGAACCTGACCCCACCGAGGTAGAGGTAGATCCTGAGGCAGATACCGAGGAGCAGGTAGCACAGATGGGTAAGAAGGTAGAGGCAGCTATAAAGGCTGCTGGGCAGGAGGGTAGAGTAGGCTCCAGGACCAGTGCGGGTGATGGAGACACAGAGAAAAGCCAGGGTGAGGGTCTGAGTTTCCGTAATGCTGTAGAGAAACACAGAGGCAGCCAGTCTGAGGAGGGTGAGGCATAATGGCTGGTGCCACACTGGTCTCTAAGAGTGACACTGTGGACGAAGATAGGGTCTATAAGGGCAGTTTCCGTGATTTGCCTGATGAGACCATTTACTCTGACCTATTCGGTCTGGCTACAGGTACGCCTTTCGACGAAAGGGCAGCACTGGAGAAAGAGCTACAGCCTATCTATGAAGCCATACAGGAAAGGACAGAGGATGGTGAGACTTTCCGTGAGGCATCTACAGAGGTAGGTAAGGCATATCTCGGTACCAGTG